CCTACATTGGGGAGTGTTTTCTAAAGATTGCAGAACAACTCTCTTCAAAGCCTAATTTTGCACATTACGCATATCGTGATGAGATGATTAGCGATGCTGTAGAGAACTGTGTTGTATATGCTGCTAACTTTGATCCAGAGAAAAGCAGTAATCCTTTTTCTTACTTTACGCAGATAATCTACTATGCCTTTCTGCGCCGTATACAGCGGGAAAAAAAGCAATCTTTCATCAAATACAAGATGGTGCGGGATCGTGTAGGTGATGGAAACATGGGCAGACAATTGAACAGGATGCGGGGCTTTGAAGACGGAATGGACTCTCAAATTGAGTATCGTGATCCTGCTGCACGGCGGTTTGACCTCTCTGAAAACGATATAGAAAATTTCAATAAGGAATTAGAAAAAGAAGACAAGAGGGGCAAATCAAAGAAGAAACAAAAGAGAAAACCAAAGGGACTTGAGAATCTTTTCGAGGAAACCGATGAAGATCGCAGTAATATCTGATACACATTTTGGAGTCCGTAACGACTCTCCTCTGTTTCTTGAATATTCCTTCAGATTCTTTGAAGAAATATTCTTTCCTTATTTGGAGAAAAACGGCATTGATACGGTTATCCATATGGGAGATCTTCTTGATCGCCGTAAATATGTCAATTTCAATACCCTCTCTCAAGTAAAGAAGAGATTCTTTTTGCCTCTGCGTGAAAAAGGCATCAAAATGCACTGTATTCCTGGAAATCACGATACTTATTGGAAGAATACAAATGATCTCAATTCCCTTCGTGAACTCTTTCACGATGATCTACACCTATACGAATCCCCGACAACAGTGGATTTTGATGGGTGTTCTGTTCTTTTCTTGCCTTGGCTGACAAAGCAAAATTCACAAGAATGTGAAGAAGCACTTGAAGACTCTGTGGCTCCTGTTCTTGTTGGACACCTCGAACTGGACGGATATGAAGTTATGCGTGGCATCAACCACAACGGGGGAATGTCTGACAACATTCTTCATAAATTTGATGTTGTTCTGTCTGGTCATTTCCATTGCCGTCAGTATCGTGGCAATGTTCATTATCTTGGTACTCAATATGATTTGAATTTCTCTGATCTCCATGAGAAAAAGGGATTTCATATCTTTGATACAGAAACACGCAAACTCTCTTTCATAGAAAATCCAAACAAGATGTATCACAAGATATTCTATGATGACACGGAAACAGATTACACCAACTTTCCGTGTGAACGGTACAAGGATTGCTATCTGAGGGTGGTCGTGACCCGTAAGACTCAAGAGATGGTCTTCAGCGGGCTTTGCGAGGCTCTGGTAGCCTCTGGGGTGGCTAACCTGTCCGTCGTAGAGGAGTTGAATGATGAAACTTCAGCGGGAGAACGGGTGGATGTGTCAAAGGGTACAATCGAACTCATCAATGATACTATTGATGAAATGGAAATGAATGTAAATAAAGAGAAACTAAAGAATGTTATTCGTGAACTCTATATCGACAGTATGAGTGTTTGAATTCCTACATATGATTAGTTTCATATGGAGAACTCATGGAAAAGAAAGAAATTCACTTCTATATCAAAGAAGTCTTGTCCGAATTGGGAGAGGATGTGGTTTCTGATCTCCACGAAGCACCACAGACCCCTGCACAAGAAACAGATCCAGAATACGAAGTAAAGAACTACCCAAGGCTATTGCAGTTGGCTCGGGCTGGTCTTGTTCCAGAGGATATGGTAGCAAAGATGACCTATATCCTCAAAGATCCAAAGAGATTTGGTGTGTCTCCAAAGATAAGAAATCAACTCTATGATTTGATGATAAAGACACTGAACTATATTGTAGTGTCCGATCCTGCTGCATGGGCAAGATTTCGAGCATTTCTGATGAACGAAGAGATGGAGAAAGAGATGAAAGCAAATGACACAAAGAGTCTTTTTAGGGGACGGATACGAGAAGCAATTGTGGATATCAATAGTCAGTTTTCACAGGAAAAAACAATTGCAGAGGCAAGATTAGAGGAAGCCGCTCGACACCAACCAGGTGAACATTGGGAAGCAAGCACGGGAGAGTCGTGGGCAGGAAAGAACGAGAGAGGAGAAATCGTCTACTACAGCAAGGCAAAATATCCTGATGCAAAGGATCTTGCTGCGAAATTTGCTGGTGGAAAGATCTCTAAAGAAGATGCCTTGTCAGCCAAGCGTAAAGTTGAAGGCAAGCGCAAAGGGCAACTCTACGGAACAGGTGGAGCAAAGGCTGAGTTGAAAAAAGCAAAGACAGCAAAGGCAACAGACAAAAATCTTGATGGTCCAGAAACAAAGGACGAGGCAATCGGTTCTGATCCAAAGAAAGAAAAAGAAATAGCAACCCGTGTTTTCAAGATTGCAGAAGTAATGCTTGATCGTGAAAAGCGAAAGAAAAAGGGAGAAGATGTGGGAGAAGACCCAACCTTTGATCTGTGTACTGTTACTGTTCCTGGTACAAATCTCTTCTGTGGAGAGAGTCTTGATATTGCCCGTAAGAAAATGCCTCAACTAAAGACAAAGGCTACTGCTGGATCTGCTGCCGAAGAACTCTTGCGAAAGCAATTAGAGAAGAAAGGCAAAGAATTCAATCCAAATGAAGAAGTCGATGCCGAAGGAGCATTTCTTGAGCACCTAAAGGACAAGGGTGTAAAGTTTACTACAGGCGAAAGCATGAACTCCACAGAGATGAAAGCAACGCAGAATGAACTTGTTGGAGCAAAGGTCATGTCAATGGTCAATGCTCTTGCCAGACCAGATGAGGTTGGAATACCAAAAGAAGTACAACCAAAGGTTCGTGCTGCACTTACCGCTCCGCTTATTGTCTCAAAGGATGGATATGTTCTTGACGGACATCACCGCTGGGCGGCTGTTGCTGTAATGGATCTTATGAAAGGAAATGGAAAGAATCCAACAAAGATTCCAGTCATAAGAGTGGATATGAATATAGAAGACCTTGTTCAAGAGTCAAATGATTGGGGAAACCAATTTGGTCTTGAGCGCAAAACAGCAAAGCAACAGGCAAGCGGAGAAGACAAACCAAAGAAAGAAGAAAAAGAGGCAACAGCAGGAGAACAACTCCATGAGTCTCTTTCAAACACAATTCGCACAATTTTAAAGGAAGAACTTGCAAAGTTCTCTATTTACGGCTAAAATAGACACAGGAGATTCAAATGGATAAGATCGAAAAGTATAAGAACTTGAATGAAAAGGTAAATCGTATTCTCTCCCAATACGGAGAGCAAGATCCTTTATCTCTACAGGAAGAGATTTGCCAAACTGCTGCTAAAATCTGTGAGGCTCTTGAAGATCCTAATCGTGTGACTGCACTCATGCGTTCTGGCTTACTTGATAGTGGCAGGGTTTCCCGTGTTCGTTCGGCACTAAAGGATCCAGAGAAGGCAATGAAGAATGCTTCTGTTCGCTCCGATCTCATCAATATGCTTATGTCTCTTATCAATATTGTTACAAGCAATCCATCAGTATATGCCTCTGTAAAGAAAGGTGCATCAAAGTCTGCTGAACCCGTTGAGGAAGAACTCATTGGTGGACAGAAGAAATTGGATGTAAATAAGAACGGTAAGGTTGATGGAGCCGATCTTGCAGCCCTTCGTGCAGGAAAGAAGAAAGTCGAAAACGACGAAGAGATAGAAGAAGAACTAATTGGTGGACAGAAGAAATTGGATGTAAACAAGAACGGTAAGGTTGATGGAGCCGATCTTGCAGCCCTTCGTGCAAGAAAGAAGAAGAGTTAAGTTAGCAAATAACCAATTGGTTCTATATTATGATTACATTTGAGAAGATTCGTTGGAAGAACTTTCTATCAACAGGCAACCAGTTCACCGAAGTGGACTGGTTGCGGCACAACACAACTCTAATCACGGGTGAGAACGGTGCGGGCAAGACCACAATGCTCGACGCCCTCACCTTTGTGCTTTTTGGAAAGCCATACCGAAACATCAATATTCCTCAGTTGGTCAATTCCATCAATGAGAAGGACTGCCTTGTGGAGATTTGGTTTTCTGTAGGAGGATCACAGTATCAAGTTAGGCGTGGTATTGCACCAAAGGTATTTGAGATCCATAAGGACGGAAAACTCTTGGATATATGTGCCAATGCCAAAGACTACCAAAAGACTCTTGAAGAACAGATTCTGAAGTTCAATCAGAAGTCTTTTTGTCAAGTTGTTATTCTTGGATCTACAAACTATGTTCCTTTCATGCGCTTGGTGGCATCAGATCGAAGAACGATTGTTGAGTCTCTTTTGGATATTTCTATCTTCTCAACCATGAATGTTCTTCTCAAAGAGAGACAGGCTGCTATAAAGGAAAAGATGCGGGATATTGAGAGTGGTTTGCTCATCATTCGAGAGAAGATTGATATGCAGAGTAAACTCATATCAAATCTAAAGACTCGTAGTGATAATCTGATTCTTGAAAAAGAGAATGCAATTGCAAAAACTAACCAAGAGATCGCTCTTCTGAATAATCAGATAGAATCTCTACAGAAAGAAGCAGATGAAATACTAAATTCTGTTGGTTTTGAAAAAGAAAAGCAAGAAAATGCAATATCAAAACTAAATACTCTTCATACACAAATCAAAGGAAATGTCCGTTCACTGACGAATGAAATTTCGTTCTACGAAAAGAACGATGTTTGTCCCTCTTGTCGTCAGGGAATCTGCGCCGAACACAAGGACCGTGAGATAGGCAGTAAGCGTGCCCGTATCACGGAGATGGAAGGAGGGATGGATGAGATTGCAAGGAAGATCACAGAGGCACATGATGCACTCGCTCTCGCAAAGAAGAGCCTTGATCTCGTACAAGAGAAGCAGGGAAAAATCAACACATATCTCTCCTCCAGAGTCGCCTCTGAAAAGCACATCCGTCAGATGGAATCGGAAATCAAAAGAATTAGGGAAGACCGAACAGATGAAACCACAGAGCAAGAGAAACTGGAAAAACATCGCTCCGTTGAAGTGGATATTCTCAAGGCTAAAGGTGATGCGACAGAAAATTCGTCGCTCTATTCTACTGCTTCAGTTCTCCTAAAAGACACTGGAATAAAGAAGAAGATAGTTTCGCACTATCTTCCAATCATAAACAAGACCATCAATTCTTATCTAACAAGAATGAATTTCTTTGTATCATTTGAACTAAATGAGAATTTTGAAGAGGTAATCAAGTCTCGCCACAGGGATGAATTTACCTACGAGAGTTTCTCTGAGGGAGAGAAGAGAAGAATTGATCTTGCTTTGCTTTTTGCCTGGAGAGCAATAGCAGCACAGAAGAATTCTGTAAACTGCAATCTTCTCATTCTTGATGAGATATTGGATGGTTCTCTTGATGACACAGCCACCGATGCATTCTTGGATATACTAAAAACCCTAAATAGCAATGTTAGGGTATTTGTAATATCTCATAAGAATCCCGAGTCGTTGGGGGATAAGTTCAAGAATCGTATGGTGTTCAAGAAGAAAAACAACTTCTCTACGCTTGCAGATTATACGAACTGATTCCTCCTATAAGAAGGAGGTGGGAGATGAACTTCGCTACAGATCCTTGGTATGAAGATCGGCGTGGCAAGGTTATGAAAGCCATTTCTCTTGGAAAGCCTCTAAAGGGCAGAAAAGAGAAGAGAAATTCTCCTATGGGAAAATATACTTTAGAGTTGGTTCCTTACTCTGTGTCGGACAACAGATTTCCCTTCTATTCCGTTGTCGAGATTGTCCGAACATCTGATGGAGATCGAATAGGTAAGGTAATAAGAAATGATGCAGATTTTCCATTTATATTTGTTGAAGATATTGACGGAAAAGACTATCTGCTTTGTGCAGAAGATAATCAGGGATTTACTGTAATCAACATTAGCGAAGGTAAAAAGCACGACTATATCGCAGAGAAGTCCAAAAGAGGTCTTGCAATGAGAATTACAGATTTCTATCTATCACCTGATAGAAAGAATCTTGCAATAGAAGGATATGTCAAAAATAAACCTAATGATGTTGTGGAAACAGACGAAATACATTTCTATCGTGTGGAAGATTTTATGAAAGTTCCCTACGCAGAGGTTGATAAGAGGATTACTTTCGCCTATGATAAGGTCATAGGTTGGGAGAGCAATGAAAGGATTCTCATAAGTCAGATAGAGGATTTCATTGTTCCAACAGGTGTGTGTCTTGACGATATCAAGGACACAGAAGAACGGATAGAATTACTACGCAAGGGAAATATAAAGAAACAAACAGCCTATTACTCATATTGTCCTAATTCTGGTGAAATGCACAAAGTATTCTCTGAATGGAGATAAAGGTGAAACCCGAAGATTTTGAAACTCTATGTTATTTCAATAGTATCAAAGATAAGGCTCTAATAGAAATTCTGAAAGAAGGAAAGACCACTGTTGATGTTGGTCGCTGGTTGAAGAGTGTACGGGCTTCAAAGTTTGTGGCAGAGGATGTTCTACACACACTCGACCGCAGCCGTAGCGAACTACAGACAGCCGTAGACGAACCTAACTCGTATGAACGAGAAGGATATTCTTATCTTACAAAGCAAAAACTGACAAGATATCATAAATTTATCTGTGATTCACATGACGATGTTCAGTCTTTTATTGATAAATTCTATCCAAAGAAAAGTAGAAAGAAGAAGCCTGTTGACCCCTCTCGTTTGGTAAAGAATCTAAAGTATCTTCAAAAAGATGATGCTTTGGGCTTGCAGTCTGTTGATCCAAAGGATATACTTGGGTCATCGGTGTTGCTTACATACAACACAAAGTCAAGAGTGCTTACACTTTATGTTTCAAATGAAAGCACTGGATTTACTATCAAGGGGTGTTCAATTCTAAATTGGGATGAAGCAAAATCTCAATCAAAGAAATTGCGTAAACCAAAGGAAACCATAAGCATCTTTACCGATGCGGGATATGCAACGATACAGTCAAGATTTAGTGGAATAAAGACGAAACCTTCCAAACCTAATGGAAGAATCAATTCAAGCACAATTATCTTGGTTTCCAAAAAGATTCCTAAATGATTCTTATAGACAATACTCAAATCATTCTCTCTACAATCTTCACTCAAGTTCGTGAAATCAGTACCATTGATGAAGATATGGTTCGCCATATCACTCTCAATACCTATCGAATGTACCGAACGAAGTTCAAGGATAAGTATGGAGAACTTGTTCTTTGTCAAGATGCTAACTCTTGGCGTAAGAGCGTGTTTCCATATTACAAGGCTAATCGCAAGAAAGACAGAGAAGGGCAAGAGGAGAAGTGGAATCGTGCCTTTGATATTCTCACGAAAATCAGAGATGAAGTGCGAGACAACTTTCCATATAAGCACATGAGGATTTACGACTGCGAAGCCGATGATATCATTGCTGTTTTGTGCAAAAATTATCACAAGCATGAGCCTATTCTTATTGTCTCCTCGGACAAGGATTTTGCACAGTTACAGCAGTATACTGGTGTAGAGCAATATTCTCCAACCACAAAGGGAAAGATTGTCTGCAATGACCCTATAGGAACCCTAAACGAACACATCATCCGTGGAGACTCTGGTGATGGTGTTCCTAATGTTCTTTCAGATGATGATTGCTTTGTTTGTGAGGAAAAGCGACAGAAGCCTATTACTAAAAAGAAGTTTTCAGAACTTCAAGACTCTTTGGGTTCTGATAATCTTTTCTTTGATGAATCTGTAAAGAAGAATTGGAAGAGGAATAAAACTCTTATTGATCTTTCAATGATTCCTGCTCCAATTGAGGAGGCGATCCTAAATAAGTGGAAGGAACCTCTTGATTCCTCACGCTCCAAGTTGCTCAACTATTTTATTGAGCATAGATTGAAGAATCTTATGGAGTGTATAGATGAGTTTTAGTAGAAAGGATAGAGATGTGAAATGAGCAGAGATTACCGTCATAACCGTGAATGGGATGATGACCGTCAATCCGCCCGTAAAGCGGCTAAACACGCAGATAAAAAGCATGGTCGTTCAAGTTTCAAACAGAACATAAAGGATGTTCTTGCTTCGGGCGATCTTGAAGAAATAGAAGAGATGTTTGAAGATGAGGATGAAAGGAATAATAGGAGATAATAGAATGCCTTCTGTGGAAACCAATACAATGACACTTTCAAAGAAAACCAATGAAATTCTGAAGAACTTTGCAGGGATCAATCCGAGTATCTGCATTCAGCGTGGTAATAAGATTATCACGCTTTCGCCAACCAAAAATATCATGGCAGAAGCGGAAGTTCAAGAGAACTTTGAGCATGATGTTCGCATTGCGGATCTCAATCGTTTCTTGTCATCTGTTTCTCTTCATTCCGATCCTGCAATGTCATTTGAAAAGGATCGGGTGATTGTCACAGGTTCAAGTGGAGCAACAGCAAAGATTCTCTATTCTGATCCTGCGATTGTTCAGCCAGTGACAAAGAAACTGTCAATGCCCGACATCATGGGTTCGTTTGAACTCACTGCACAGCGACTCTCTGAACTGCTCAAGGCATCCGCAGTCATGCAGTTGCCTAATCTGAAGATCAAGTCTAATGGCAAGGGAAAGGCTCATGCGATTCTCTTTGATAAGAGCGATCCTCTTTCAAATGATTTCTCTGTTGAGATTTCTTGCACAGGTAATTCTCCTTTCTCTGTCTCGTTCAAGGTCGAGACTTTGAAGTTGATTCCTGGTGATTATACTGTTGAGATTTCAAAGAACATTGTCTCTCGGTTTATCCACAAGACAGAGAATTTGAAGTATTTCATTGCAATGGATTTCAAGACTGGCGAAGAACAGGAGTAATAGATGACTGCATCGTATTTGCAGGATTTGCTTTGGGTGGAGAAGTATCGTCCGAAGCGTGTACAGGATTGTGTGCTGCCGTCAGGCATCAAAAATACATTTCAGCAGATGGTAGACACGGGGGAGGTTCACAACCTCCTCTTGTCTGGTTCGGCAGGAACAGGAAAGACAACTATTGCAAAGGCTCTTTGCGATGAGTTGGGTTGTGATTTTCTGCTTATCAACTGTTCTGAAGATGGAAACATTGATACTCTTCGTACTAAGATCAGAAACTTTGCATCAACTGTTTCTCTAAACGGTGGAAAGAAAGTTGTGATTCTTGACGAGTTTGACTACTCCAATGCACAATCAACACAGCCAGCCCTTCGTGGGTTCATTGAAGAGTTTGCAGCAAACTGCCGATTTATTCTTACTTGTAACTTCAAGAATCGAATCATTGAGCCTCTGCATTCCCGATGCACAACTGTGGAATTCTCCATCCCTGTAAAGGAGAAGCCAAAGTTGGCAAAGGAGTTCATGGATCGTGTGAAGGGAATTCTTCAGGACGAGAAGGTTCGGTATGATGAGAAGGTTGTGGCAGAACTCATTATGCGGTATTTTCCTGACTTCCGCAAGGTTCTCAATGAACTACAGAGGTATTCTGTTGGTGGTGAAATTGATGTAGGTATTCTACAGGTTGTCGGAGAGATCAAGACAAAGGAACTTGTAGGCTACATGAAGCAGAAGAACTTCAATGAAGTTCGCAAGTGGGTGGTACAGAATCTTGACAACGATCAGTCTCGCATTTTCAGACAGATCTATGACAATCTGTACACCTATTTTCAAGCAGAGTCGATTCCACAGGCTGTTCTTATTCTTTCAGATTATCAGTACAAGGCAGCATTTGTTGCTGATGCGGAAATCAATCTTACGGCTGCTCTTGTTCACCTGATGATGGAGTGTGAATTTCAGTGAAACCTAAACTTGGAGATATTCTCAACTCTATCAATACGGGCAAGGTTCCGATTATTGATAGGGACAATGAACGGGATTATGTTCCGTTTATTGTTTCTCGTTGCTTTGCAAATTTCGCTGATACAATCTTTCATGCAAATGAATTGAATTCAAGAATGGTTGTG